TCGATTTCCCTAACGTGTACGCCGGGTGAAACTAAAAATCCCATGTCTTTACTCCTAACTTAAAGAGAGTTATTTGTTATACAGATATTTATAAAAAACATCTTTTACAAAACTCATTTTTATAAGTATCTGTATAAATAGAATCATGAACGATCATTATGAAAAATACAAAGATACCATTAAAAAGGTATCACGAAGAAATTACCAAAAGCGGGTATTTCTCCTAAACGAATTTCTCACAGATAAATCCTGTATTCACTGTGGTGAGGCAGAACATGTCTGTCTCAAATTCTGGCCTCATGATGCAGAGATACGCAAAGTATCCAAGAGAGTTGGAACAAGTGATGCTAGTCGCAAAGAGGTATTCCACCTAATTGATCAATCTGTCATTCTATGTTACAACTGTTATATCAAGAAACATCATGATCTAATTGAATTTATTTAGTAGTTTACCAACTTCCAGAACTGTCTCTAACAATAGGCGACCAACGAGTTCCGTATTCGTCTACCATTTCCCCGATATTCTCATCCTCAAGTCCATTTACTATGAAACCAAAGGGTGCCATATCCTGTTCTAAAGCATCTTGTTGCTCAGACATCATCGTTCTACGGATATCGTTATCAGTCAATTCTTTGAAATACTGTTGGTCTGTGACCCATGCAAAGATGAAGAGACATGCAACAAGGTCATCGTTACATCCATCATCAGCTTCGAACGACGCACCCTTAACAATAAAGGTTGATAACTCATTAATACATTCGTAATCCTCAATAATAAGTTTATTATCCTCAACCAACTGTTTGAGGTTTGAACAACCAATCTTCTTTGTTGCCTTTGTGGTTCTTACCCCCAACTGAGCTCTACCACCACTGAACCCCCCACCAAGGACTTGTCCCGCACGGCCACGCATACTAGCCATAATAAGGTTGTCATACTCCAAGTCAAACTGCATAGCGTTAGCAACCTGTTCTCCTATGTCATTAACCTCAATCAATACAAATGCTTGATTGTATGCTCGTGCAGTGTCATAGATTTTAGATGGGAATATGAGAGGTTTGATTTCATTGTCACGATATTTTGCAACGACCCTATATGGTATTTCACTCACATCCACAACCACAAAGGCAGAGTAATCGTTTGACGTTCCCCGTGAAACATCAGCAGTTAGAAGGTATGTGTGATCAGGTTGTGGTGGAACATGGACATCAAGACCCCCACTAGACTGTTTTGGTGATCGATATGTTAACTGTTTAAGTTTATGAGGTGCAATCAGTGTATCAATAGAACCAAGGAACTCACACTCAAACTCTGTATTGAACTGAGCCTGAGAGGTGTTCTTGATTGTTTCTTCTTTCCACTTATCATCTCTACCCGGAACCTCACTCCAATGAACCTCAATCGGTATATAGGTGTTACGACCTTCCTCTGCATCCACCCATAGTTTATAGAACATGTTCATACCATGCGGGGTGGAAACGATCATTACCTTCGTTGTCTTACCAGATGAAATTGTGGGGTACACAGAGGAAAAAAACTGTTCTGCCACGTTTGAGGGGACATACGCGAACTCGTCAAGAAAAATGATGTTGTAAGAACCGCCACGAACGGCACTAGCACTAGTAGAAGAGGCAAGAATTTTTGAACCATTTTCTAACTCCAAGGAACCTTTGTTCCAACTCATCACTCCCTGTTGCAACCACTTGGGTAGATGTTCATACGCAAGCTGCAAACGTGATAGTAAATCACGAGCAGTTGCCGCCTTATTCGCAAGGATTGCGATATTAACACTGGGGTTGAAAAGTGCGTAATGCAGCAAATACGATATCATAACTGTAGACTTACCGGACTGTCTGGGTAGTTTACAGATAGTGAAACGATTGCTGTGGAATGTTCCTACCATCTCTTTTTGAAAGTCGTACATCTTAAATGGTACAAGACCCTCATCAAGAGACACAATCTTTACATAGTTTTCTATGAAATATTGTGGGTTCTCCATACATTTCTGGTACTCAACAAGTTCTTTCTTTGTCCAGTTTTGTGCAACATTAGCCTTCTTGAGATTGGGGTTACCAAGGTATTGATTGTCAGCCATTGACTAATTCTCTGTTCCTTATATGTTCTTCTTCAATATCATCCTTTGACTGTCCAAAATATGCAACAGCGTTGTGCGTGTCAATAAGCAACTGATTTAATGTTGTGTCATCGATAACAAACTCACCAAGAATACGACCATATTTCCCCTTACCATCTTTTCTTGTGCGTAGAACCTGTGTTGATCCAATTGGTAGGTGGGACAAAACAAATTCCTTTGCCATCAGTCCATAGACCTTTTCTTCTTTGTCACTCGTTCTTGACTCAGGTGTGTCGACACCATAGAAACGAATCCTCTGTTTCTTTAGCCACACACCAAAACCAAGATCGATGTCCACATCAGCTGTGTCGCCGTCTATTACCTTAACAATTTTACATGGATACTCATACATAATCGTCTCCTTGTTCTATTTATATCTAACGTATGTACCATCTTCATACACAATCTTATTAAGAGCATAATGTCCACGGGAAGAACCTAGATATCGTGATTGTTTATTTACTGAACGAAAGGAACTTTCTTTTTGTTTTATATTCAAATACTCTTCATTTTTATCATAATCATATATGTATTTTTTCATTGGCCATTTGTATGTTCTATAGTCACCGTTATGTCCAGCGTATGGATTAGACAAAGCCCACTTTTCAAAATAATCTGTATAGAAAAATGGGTATTCTAGATGATACACAGATGGGTCTTTGAGAAATCTTGGTGAGAGGTATCTTGATAACAAATCATCTATACTCCTAGCAAACCACCAAAGTAACTCCCAACATGTTTTTGGTTTGTATGGAGACATATCAATATATTTCTCAGCAGTGTTTAACATATCAGAATCTTTCATAACATTAATCCAATCGTGGTCTTTAATTTTGAAAAATTCCTCTATAGATGTATATGATGATATTGCGAGAAATAATTCATCTCCCCCGCCACCATTCACATTAATTGTTTGGTCATTCCACAACTGATCATTATCATAGATATAGTCTTCGTGAGAATGCCACTGCAAATTAACTTTCTTATTGACTAACAAATCATAGAAACGTGGATTTTCTTGTACACTAGCTTTTGATAGATACACAGTAAGACTTGTATCCAACCTTTTAGTTTTCAGCAGACTTACCAATGCACATGTGCTGTCTATACCACCAGACCACCACAATCTTATTGGTTTGCCAATATCCCATAACTCTACAGCCCTACGATTAGTTAACTCTTCGAATGTTGATGTAAAATTTGTAGGAAAATTTGTAAGGGGGTTCTCTATCAAATCAAACTGGTTGTCAAAACCAAATCTAAAACGAGGAGAGTGTAATCCAAAACTAGTTGCTAATTTATACTCATCTCTTGCACTTATTTCTGGAAAGGAATTGAGATGATAATAAAGAACCTTACTCACTTTTACCTTTCAACATTTTTTGCAACTCAGCAGTGCTACCAACAAATAATGCATTCGTAACACTCTTCGGTGCGTTGTTGGGAACCTCTTTGAGTTTCTTCATCTTCTCTTGTAGATCACCTAACTTCTCAGTGACCTCTGCAACATTCTTGATTAACTGTCCTGCAACCTCGTATGCCCTTGGATGTTCACCCTCTTTCGCAAGTTCAAGGATACCCTCAATTGCATTAGAACCCTGTTCAACCAACCGATAGAAGTTTTCTCGTTGATACTTGTAGTCAGCATCAATGTCTTCACCCTCTCCTAGCTCTACTGGATAACGGGAAACATCAGACATTTTGGCGTTTGGGTTCAAAGATGCCTCTGGGGGAATAACATCTCCAACTACTCCAAGCGCTTTGTCAATTTCATCTACCATAATTATCTCCCAATTCTATTTAGTTCCTGACATAAGTTCCACCTTCATATTTTACTTATATATTAGATATGGAAGAGTAGCTACTTTAGCATTTCTACCATTTCTTTTTTTTATCGCACCACGATAAAAATAAGTTTTTGGGTCCGCTTCATGTCTCCAAGGACCATAACTACCCCCTTTAGCACAGTATAAATCAAAGTCTCTTCCTGTTTTACCCTCACTGATAAATTTTTCATATGTTCTTTGGTAAGCACATATACGACACTGGTTGTCTTCACATGTATTCAAATCACATTTGAGAACTAAACTTTGCAACTCTTCTGGTATTGACTCGTATTGCTCAAACCTACCTATCATTTTTGAACTTATATCTTCCCAATCAAAATCATTGCCCTGTGGAACTGGTGTTAGATCACGAATTCCGGCCAAGTAAATATCTACGCCTGCACTCTCAGGATACACTCTATAAAGATCATACCCATTAGTTGCTGTATTTTCTAACGACCACCCAAGTGTTATAGCATCAACACAAGTTTCTTTAATCCATAGTGGAAAACTTTCAAATCTAGGTTTAAGAGAACCATAATCAAATGTACTAGAGAAGCCGGGTCTAATTGACATGCGTTCTTCGACGTAATCAACGGACCAGTTTATCATTTGAAAATCAAAATCTCTAACCTCTGATTTCAAAAAAATAATAATTTCTTGTAATTTTTTAAATTCTCTAGAATTATATTCTTCACTCTCATGTTGTTCATATGAATATCGAACAATAACATCAGCATCAGTTTCAGTCAACCAACGATAAAGAGAATATGTAGAGTTTATGCCACCTGAGAATGGTATGAGTATTTTC